GCCATCGCCCTAATCACTCCGGCTGACTGGTGACACAGCGCCTTGAGGACTGAATGGAAATGCACAAAAATTCACACATAAAAAAGGAGAGCTGAACCATGAACGAAACGATTATTCAGATCATCCCCGCCCCCTCTAACCTCATGTATGGGTATGACGGAGGGACAGCGCAGCCCGTCGCCTGCCTTGCCCTAGTGGAGCTGGCCGACGGCGACCGTGAAATCAGAGCAATGGGCCTGACGAACTGCGAGATTTTCGAGGAACAGACCGGCGCAGTCCTTTTCTTTGAGTGATCCTGTGAAAAAAGGATGGACGAGGTCAAAAGGGTTGCATTTGAAATGCGGCCTATCGAATGGGGAACTACCCCCAGCACAAAGGGACGCAAATTTTATCACCTTTTCAAATTCCCAACCGCTTGCGAATTTTTCAAGAAAAAAGACCGCCGGTGCTGCAACACCAAGCGGCCTAAAGGGAAAAGAAAAGTTGATCCGCCCTTATTTTAGAGGGCTTGAAGGAGACTGTCAAGTATGAAATGTCCTATCGACGTAGAAAAAAAGGTCGCTGAAATGCGACAAGAACTGCATCCAGACGCTTTGGTGGAGGATGCTTATCGTGCGATCTTGGGCGCGATGAATGGAGCGTATTGTGATGGGTTGCAGGGCAAGGGGGCCCCTGGAGACTTGGCGGCGGCAATTTCTGACGCTGAACGTAGCCTTGGAGAATTTGCTGGCGTAGTGCAGGGACGCATTGATAAGGTCGTGCGCTTGAGACACCAGGCTTATGAACAAGGCCGCCGTGATGCTGTGAGACTGGGGGCGGAGGAGGGTCAGAGCATGACCAGCGAGGAGAAATACCCTAACTTTGCACGGCTCACCGCTTTGTTAAATCAGCAGAAGTGCCCCCGGAAAACACTTGATTCCATGGCGGTCTTTCTGGCAGGAAGTCGGAAGGGGGTGAGAGCATGAACCGCCCTTTGAATAAGGAGCAGGTCAAGGGCCTGTTTGAGCAGGAGGCCGTACTGATGGGGACGGAAAACTGCGTACCAGATTTCCGGGCCGCGGCGCTGTTTGGTGGGGATGCCGTAGAGCATGCCCGAAAGATGAACACCAGTAGACCCGGATTTTTCTTCAATGGGTACGGTGTTGGAGACTACACGATGGACGCCCTTACCCTGCGAGGCTTCCAAGCCGCCGCCAGTTTCTACAATGTTCAACTGCTAAGAAAGGAAATGCCGGCATTAGATGGGGGATAATCTGGCCTATGAGATCAAACACCTATTGCCTGCGGTGGCTGTTTTTTCGGCGTATGGTCTTCCCCCGAATCGGAGCGGCTTTGTTCAATGCCCTTTCCACCAGGGAGATCGGCACGCCAGCCTGAAGGTCTATTCCGGGAATAAGGCTGGTTGGCACTGCTTTGGATGCGGTGCCGGGGGCAGCGTTATTGATTTTGCAATGCGTTACTTCGGCATAAGTTTTAGAGAAGCGTGTCTTCGGCTGAACGAGGACTTCCATCTCGGGCTCTCTGATAATAAGCCGAGCCGGGCGGAGATTTCTGCCCGGCTCCAGGCAAGAGAGAAGGAAGATGCAAAAAAGGAGGCGGACTCGGCTGCGTACTACCAGGTAGTAGAGGAGCACCGCCGTCTGCTGGCATTAAAGAAGGCACTGGCCCCCAATCGGGACGCTGCTGACTACATTCATCCGCTCTATGCAGAGGCGGTGAAACGGCTTCCGTATCTGGAATGGTGGCTGGAAGAAAACATTGAAATGGGAAGGTAAAACAAATGGGAGACTGGACTTACGAAGCTAAAGATTTTTTGACGCCAGCTCCTTACGAGGCACTGTATCAATTCCATGGCCAGCCGTTCGTCCACGAGACAAAGCTGCAGGAATTGTCTGTGTACGCGGCCAATCAGGGGTTCCGCGGGTTCAAGTCAATGTATAAGAAGTACATCGAGAGCTTAAAAGCCCAGGCGGGGACGGTATACGTGGATAATGTCACGAACTTTACCGGGCAGCCCCTGGAGCTTAACGCGGGAGACTGGGACGCCACTGACCTGGGCGTATACCGCCGCAATGGGTTTGCGGACGAGCTGGCATGTCCCCACCCTATCATGCCGGTGGAGCGCCTGATTAACATTGACACCGGCGAAGAAAAGCTGAAGCTGGCCTTTCGGAAGGGGACGATGTGGCGCAGGCTTATCATCAGCAAGACGATACTGGCCAACGCCAACAAGGTCACAGAGCTGGCTGGTAGCGGGATTGCGGTTACCAGCCAAAGCGCCCGGGCGTTTGTCCAGTACATATCGGACTTGGAAAATCTGAACTACGACACCATATCGGAGCGCAAGTGCATCGGCCGGCTGGGCTATATCCAGGACGAAGGCTTCTCCCCCTTTGTAGACGGGCTGATCTTTGATGGCGACGCCAACTTTAAGGCACTGTTTTCCACCGTGAGGCCGCACGGAGAGGAGCAAAAGTGGGTTGATGTGGCGCGGGAGGTGCGCGGCATGTCTACCACCGCCAGAATCATTCTGGCAGCATCCTTCGCGTCGGTTCTGCTGGAGCCGCTTAACTGCCTCCCGTTTTTCGTTCATCTGTGGGGCGTGGATTCTGGCACCGGCAAGACAGTGGCCCTCATGGTGGCCGCCAGCGTATGGGGAGACCCGGCGGTGGGCAACTACGTCAAGACCTTCGACGGCACAGTGGTGGGGCTGGAGAAGACGGCCGCATTTCTTAACAACCTGCCTCTGTGCCTGGATGAATTGCAGTTGGCGAAGGACGCAAAGGGGCGAACCCATTTTGATGTCTATAAGCTGGCGCAGGGCGTTGGGCGTACCAGGGGCAACCGGGCCGGCGGCGTGGATCTGACACCCACATGGCGGAACTGTATTCTGACGACCGGAGAATCCCCCTTGACCGGAGTAACCAGCGGGGCCGGCGCGGTGAACCGCGTCATCGACATTGAGTGTAAGGCATCCAGCGTTGTGATCCGGGATGGCATGAGGATATCCGGCATCGTCAAGCGCAACTACGGATTTGCCGGACGCCGCTTTGTAGATGAACTGTATAAGTATGGGATCATCCCCCAAGTGGAGGAGCGATATAAGGACCTGTTCAAGCTCCTATCCGACCGGGATACAACTGAAAAGCAAGCTATGGCAGCGGCGGCGATCATCTGTGCGGATGAACTGGCCTGTGCCTGGGTTCTCGGCGGTACAGAGCGGCCTTTGACAGTGGACCAGATATCGGAGTTCCTGGCCTCCAAAGCCACTGTAAGCGCCGGAGACAGAGGCTACAAGTATCTTTGCGACTGGGTGACGCAGAACAGCAACAAGCTCTGCACCAAATCCGAAAACCCCAATCAGGAGGTTTTGGGCGCATTGGAAGACGGGCGCGCCTATATCATACGGTCTGTATTCGAGCGTATTCTACAGGATGCCGGATACTCCACGGCCGCTATGATATCGTATCTAAAGCAAAATAATCTGATTGTCACGAGAGGGAGGAACAACACCCGGGGTAAGCGCATCAACGGCATCCCGACCGAGTGTTTCTGCCTGGTGCTCCCACCTGTGGATCTGGACGACGAGGATGCGCTGGACGAACTGCCGCTGTGAGGGACATGTGGGAGACCGTGGGACACGCTGTCCCACACCCGCAAACCGTTGCGGCGCTAAGAGTTGAACCGTATCAAAAATAGGGCGTGGGACTGTGGGATAAAAAGCACAGCCCTATATAAGGAAATTTTGTATGGATAGAATTACCAGTAAAAAATGCCGTGGGGAATTTGCAATTTCATGTCCCACAGTCCCACGACTACCCGCAAAGCCTTGCAACTCTAAGAACTGAACCGTGGGACACGCTGTCCCACACCGTCCCACAGTCCCACAAACAGGAGGGAATATGGAACTAAGACCATACCAAAGAGAGTGCATCGAGACCATTGAGGCCCAGGCGCCCGGGGCATATCTGGCCCAGATGGCCACCGGGCTTGGGAAGACGGTGACTTTTGCAAACATCCCGCGTCACGGGGAGCGGATGCTGATCCTCTCCCACCGGGAGGAGCTGGTGGAGCAGCCACGAAAATACTTCGACTGCACCTACGGCATTGAGAGAGCATCCAGCCGCAGCCACGGGGAGGAGGTCGTCTCCGCCAGTGTGCAGAGCCTGGTACGCCGGCTTGACCGCTTCCGGCCGGATGACTTCCGTCTCATCATCTGCGACGAGGCTCACCACGCGGCGGCCAGAACCTACCGGGCTATATTCGACTATTTCCGCCCAGAAAAGCTCATCGGCTTTACAGCCACACCCAATCGGGGAGACAAGGTACGCCTAGATACGGTGTTTCAGGACATCATCTTCCAGCGTGACCTCCGATGGGGCATCCAAAATGGATACCTGTGCGACATCCATTGCCGGCGGGTGAACATCGGCTTTGACTTGTCCGCCGTCCATACCAGGCACGGCGATTATGCCCCGGGTGAGCTGGACGAGGCTATGGAGGGCACGGCGGACGCCATAGCCCAGGCATACCGGGAGATGGCCGTGGGCGCAACGCTTATTTTTGCCGTGTCTGTGCACCAGGCGGAGGAAATTGCACGGCGGATTTCGGGCGCGGTGGTAGTTACCGCCAACACAAAGGACCGGGCATCTATCATCCAGGCGTTTACCGCCGGGGAGATCCCCTGCATTGTCAACTGCATGGTGTTCACAGAGGGGACCGACATTCCACGGGTGGAGACTGTAATCGTCGCCAGACCGACGCAGAGCGAGACGTTATATGCGCAGATGGTTGGCCGGGGACTCCGACTCTATCCGGGCAAGGAACGGCTGGAGCTTATCGACTGTGTAGGAATCACTGGCCGGGCATCCCTCTGCACAGCGCCGTCCCTCTTGGGCATCGACATGGAGGCGGTGCCGGCAAAAAAGTTGGAGGAGATAGAGGGGATGCTGTTTGAACTGCCTGACCGTATTATGGCGGCGATAGACGCCCCCGAGAGCTGGATTAAAAATGTCGAGCTGGTGGACCTATGGGCCCAGGAGCAGAAATACCAGCTCCACGATGTCAACTGGTTCAAGATGCCGGACGGGTCCCTGGTTTGCAGACTGAGGGGCCGGGAGTATATTTCGATACCATGCCCGGACACTTTGGGAATGGTGATGTTCGAGAATGGCAAACGGATGAAGATGCAAGAGGCCCTGGACTCGGCTTATAGGCACCTCGTTCATGATTATCAGGATTGTAAGTATTTATGGGATCTCGGCGCCGTGCGCCGTTGGGGCCAGGGGCCAGCTACACAAAAACAACTGGAGATTATTCATAGGCGGTGTAAGGGCTTTGATGCGACTGGCCTAACCAAAGGAGCTGCATCGCAGATTTTAAACAGATTGTTCAGCGAACCGACAAAAGGGAAGGGGCGGAGACGCGCATGAAAATCAGATGCTCAAACGCAGCCGACCGGGACACGCTGGTGGTTATTCTGGCCAGAAACGGCTATACAGTCCGGCAAGTGAAGGAGAAGGCACCAGGGAAGGGCGTGTCCTCCTACTATGTGGAGGTTGTAGAGGATGGTGCATGAATCGAAGCATCAGCAGGCCGTGATTAAGTGGAGCCAGCAGTCTTCCATACGTTCCAAGTGGCCGGAGCTGGCCCTGCTGCATCACATCAAGAACGAGACCCGGGAAGGGGCAAAACAAATCGCCATCGACAAGGCTATAGGTGTCAAGAAGGGCGTGCCGGATTTGTCCTTGCCAGTACCGCGCGGCCGATATCATGGATTATACATTGAGATGAAAAATGACGCCGGCCGGGCCTCCCAAGAACAGAAATGGTGGGGGGAGCGCCTGACGGAGCAGGGATACCGATGGGAGGTATGTCACGGATGGAGGAGCGCAGTACAGACCCTGGAGTGGTATCTGACCTTGAAAGATTAGCCATGCGGGGAGAAGAGATGCCGGACGGCCTGTCGCTGGCTGATCAGGAATTTTTTCAGGGATTGGCCTACATATACGCCCGGTATCGTATGAAGGTCATAGACAGGGCAACCGGGAGCAGGGAGAAGGGAAAACTGAGACATGCCTATGAGCAGAGGAAAAACTTAGAAGAGTTTCAGAAGAAATTAGCTGATAAGCGAAGTAAAACATTGCGAGAAACGGAGTCGGCTATAACCAGATACCGGAAAGAGCGGACGCTGGAGGCTGCCGACATGCTTGCCGACATAATTGACGGGGCGACGCTATGACCGTCAGTGGGCCACCAGAAAGAGAGGGAGATATGAGTAAACCAAGATACAGATGGTGGGGGTATATAAAATCCATCATACGAAACTATCCGGCGCTGGAGGGGCGATATTGCCAGGGAACTTCATTGAAGGAGCGAATGGCGGTCCAGCGTTCCATTGAACAGACGGAACGAATGGAAAACGGAAAGGAACGGCTGCAAGTGGTGGATCTGGTGTTTTTCAAGCAGACCCACACCCTGGAGGGGGCCGCGATGATGGTACCATGCCACTATGAGACAGCCAGACATTGGCACAGCGATTTTATAAAACTGGTAGCCCAAAATTTTGGCCTGCTGGAGTAACACGCACTTAAAAAGCCAAACACTTGATGTAGGATGGAGACGTGGAGGTGTATACCTCTGCGCCTCCTTTTCTACCGCCCGGCACCGAGGCGGGTAATATCGGGCCCCTACGCTGCCGCTTACTGCACGAGGTAGGCGGTAGCACCAAGAATTGACCGAGAGGTGGTGACATGCCGAATGAACAGAATCTTGTGCCATATCAGTTTGATAGT